CACGGTCCCGACGAGTCGCTGCACCTCGACGCGGTTGCTCAGCTTTCCGGCCCTCATGCGTAGTCCCCCCACTTCAGGCGACCCGCGAGAGCAGCGTAGCTAAGGTCGATCTCCTTCGAGATGGTCCCGACGATGACGGTCTCTGAGTGCTCGTACCAGTGCGCGGCCAACATGCGGATGGCCTGCTTCGCATCCTCGGGCACAGCCGACGCAGCACCGTAGCCCACGACTGCGGTGAGCTCGACCGCGTTGAATCGCTCGTAGGTCGTCGGCCAAGTCTTGCCAAATGCGGGCCGGATCAACGCGGGCTCCGCGTAAAGATCGCTCTCGTACTCGGTCTGTGCGAGAGTCTGTTGTACGTTCAACGAATCGTAATAGGTGATCGATGCGATGCTCTGCACGGGAGCAACGGGCAGCACGATATAGGTCGGCAGAAAATCCATCGACACGACGACGGTCTGCGTGCAGAACGCGCGTCTCGTGTCCTTCTCTAACATGGTCCGAGCCGCAGTCAGATACGACTGTAGCTTGGAATCCTCGAAGCCCGAGTCAATCCGAGCATGAAGCTTGAGATCCTCCACCGAAACCGGCTCGACCACTGGGCCAACAGACACACGCCAAGCGTGCCTGACAGCATCCATTGAGACCAGTGGTTGAGCTCGATTCCAGGGCATCTTACTTCCCTCGGCTACGACGCCGCTCCATCACTGGGCGAGCGTCTGCGGTTTCAACAACGTCTTCGACAAGTCGGGCCATCTTCCGGCGGATGAGCAGATTGGCCACACCATCGGCCATGTGCATCACCTTACCCGGCTTGTGCCCGAGCCACCCCTTGAGCAGTTCCACCTTCATTAGGCGGGCACTCGCAGGATGTTGGCAAAGCCTCGCTCCGTCGCCGAGACCGGGTAGTCCTTGGCACGAGAGAGCAGGGCGAACGCCGTCATGTAGGTTCCCGCCGAGCCATCGCCAGCGGTCGCGACCAAATCGAAGTACCGCTTTCGTCCGCGAAGATCGACCTCGAAGACGAAGGCCTTGTTGTCATCGGTCGCACTGGGCAGGGCCGATGTGGTTCCGCCAATGCCGACCGACGTGCCATAGACCAGCCCGGTCACGTCGGCATAGCTGCCGTCGGTGTCGCTCTCCTGAAGCTTCAGGGCGGCCATCGCAATATCCGTGGCACCGAGGTAGACGAACACCCGAAGGTAGTCGAAGCCTGCGGTGTCGATGCTCGCCGTCGTGTAGCTGGCGTTATCGACGATCGCACCCGGGGGAGTGATCGACAGAAACTTGTCATTCTGTGCCGTAATCATGCTGCAATTCTCCTTACGATCCGGGGGTAGACAGCATGATCACCGGGCCAGCCACCGAGGCGGTCCCGCGTTCATGCACATTCAGGTCGAAACGCTGGGTGCCGCGAATCGCGATTTGGTCGAACTCGAAGTACCGCGAGGGATCGACATCAATCGAGATGCCGCGCCGCGTGCCCATCGTAACCGCCAGTCGCAGGTCGCCGAGGTACGCCAGCCCGTCCGTCGAGACCTGCGCCGTGGTGGTGGAGTTCATCACCTGCGCGATCACGACGGGGAATCCGAGGAACTGGAACGGCGCACCGCCCGCCACCTGGGCCACGGTGTTGCCGCCAGCCGCTTCGGCCAACCGCAACATCGAGTTGGCCCAGCCCACGCGGGAGACGTACCACGCGGCATTGGCCACCGCGTACTGCGGCAGCTTCCCGACCATCTGCTCGAAGTCTTCGAGATCGAGCGTCGAGAAAGCCGTGTTGCCGGTCGCCGCAGTGACTTTGCCGCCAGCAGCGACCGCCGACTTAAGCCCGACCACGCCGCCGTAGGTCGAGGTGCCGTCCCCGTTGAACAAGCACTCGTCTTCCTTGTCCGCGAACGCGTAGGCGATCTCGCTGGCAAGGTCATCGGCAATCGAGATAATCGCGTCTTCGGCGATCTCCGAGGACATCTTGCACATCACCGCCAGCTTACGAGCAGTCAGAGACACAGCGTCCCAGTTCTTGTCGCTCGCGGTGATCTCGGCGTTCTCGTTCACGAAGTAGGCAGTGACGCCGCTGGCCCGCCGGGGGATGACTACCGAGTCGCTCGCCATCGGCATCACCCGCACCGAGCGACGGGCCACGCCCCGCTCTTCGCGGAGGTCGATGATGGTGCTTTCGAGCACCTCGGGCACGAGGTAGCCGCCGAGGCTGTTCGTGGTCGTGGTCAGCGGGGAGGTGCCGCGAACCTCGATCCCGTGATCGTGGCACCACTGGGCCGCACGGGTGTTGCCGCCGATGGTCGCCAGCAGCCATTGGCCGGTAGCGTGCGCCCGCTCTTCAGCCGAGACGCCGCCATCAGCCCGGAAGTTCCGCACCTTGGCAGACCGCAGCAGCCGGGGAGCCGCGACAGTCTTCTCGACGGGCACCAGCACAGCCGGAGCAGCCGGGGAGGTCTTCCGTCCCTCGGGCACGGCGAGGCTGGCCTTGTCGGCGATCAGCTTGAGCAGCCGGGCTTCCTCGACGTGGGCCGCATCGGCAGCAGCCATCGCCGAGTTGTACGACTTGTTCTCTTCCTCGGTGACCGCCCGAGCCTCAGCCCCGGCCTTGGTGACGATGGTCTCGGCCTCGGCCAGAGACGCAGCCCGCTTCTCGCGGGTCTTGTTCAGCAACTCTTGGAGCACAGTCGCTCTCCTTTGGAAAGAGTCAGCGACTGTCCGAACGTGCGGGCATCGGTCGCCGACAGGGTGTAAAACACACACCTGCTGGCAATCGCGACGCCCGACTTAGGCCGGGATATCTCGACTGCTCACGCTCCCTTGGGCGATCGTGTGACCGGTGCCAAGGTCGCGGAAGGTATCAATGAACGAATCGTACCACCGAGGTACTCATCGTCAACGCCAAATCTAATTGGACTTCAACGCCTTCGCCTTGGCGGTGCTCCAGTCCCTCGCAGCGTCCCCGCCCCAGAGTTGCCAGGCGACGTACCCGGGGGTCTCTTCGCCCGCCCTGTCCCAGCCGGGGGTCTTCTCACTCGCCTTCCTGGCGAACCACGCCGACATCTCGATGACGTGATCGGGAGTCAGTGCCTCACGCCGGGAGATGATCCCAGCCCGCCGCACAGTCTCTGGCTTAAGCCCATCCCCCGACCGCCCGGCCTCGTGCAGCCTGAGCCCCTCACGAGCCGCCGCAGCCATCCCCGCCGTGGGGCGAGTAGAGACAGCCGCCCGACTCTCCGAGACCGTCAGCCGGTCATACAGAGCGTCTAGCGATGGGGCCTGCTGGGCAGCCTGAGCACGGGCCAGAGACCGCAAGGCTACCTCGGTCGCTCGATACGCCGGGTAGGTCACAGCCGACACGTCGAGCAGATCGACCGCGAGGAGGTCGCGCACCTGGCCGCCGCTCTCCTGTCGCCAGTTGTCGCGCCGGGTGATGAATCCGAAGGACATCTGGGAGAGATCACCACGCCGGATCTTCGGGACGATCCGCTGCACGTCCGGGTCGCTCGGGTCGAGGTCGGCATCAATGACGAGTCCCCGAGAGTCCTCCTTGAGACGCAGCGTTCCCGAGGTAGTGCGGGCCAGCGGGAGCCCTTCGTGGTTGAGCAGGAACCGCACGTCGGCACCCTGGGCCAAGCTGTCGCGGAATGCTCCCGGGCGGATGACCTCGCGGAATGTCCCATTGTTCCCCGGCAGTTGCTCAGACAACGAGTTGAAGACCGCCGCGTAACCCCGCAAGGTCAACTTGCCAGTCTCGCCCTCGGCCCGCAGTTCAAGCCCCTCGGCAATCAACGCTCGTTCTTCGCGTTCACTCACAGCACACCTCCCGAGAGAATGACCGAATCGCTTCCAAGTTCCACCCGCTTACTGTGTTCTCCACCATCGCTGGCAAGAGATCAGCAGTCGCCTTGCCTGCCACTTCGAGCAACGATTCCCGCCGCTGCCGGATGTGCTGTTCCACGATGCCAGCCGTATCGAGTTGCCGCCCGGTCGCCAGCGTGTACGCTCGCACGATGGGGCCGAGGGTCTCGACCAATGCCGAGCGATGATCCCCGTAGAACTCATCGAGCCACGCGAGAAACTTCGCGGGCTTCTTCGCCGCACTCATGGCTTGGAGTGCTTCTTTGTTGCTCAGCTTGCCCATGGCACCCGCGAGCACCTCCACGAATGCAGCCCGGATCTGCTCGTCCTGTGGAAGGTCTGTCTGGGCGTCCTGTGCTGCTGCGGTCTGGGTCGCAACTGGAGACGGTGTGGGTCTCGCCGTCATGGCCACCGAGATCGGCACCATGTTCCCATTGACCAGGTACGCATCACCTTCTTCACCGGGGATCGGGTCCATGCCTTCCTCATCTCGGATCTCGTTGGCACTCATCCACCCATTCTGCCGGGCGACAGCATACGCCGCGTATCGGCTTTGGCGATCTGCCAGTGACAGGTCGTCAATGTCTAGCTCGGTGTAGTGCGTCGCCTTCTCCGTCCCGGTCAGCAGCCGCCGTTGGGCCTCCTGCTCCATCGCCACCGTGATTGGCCTGATCGTATACGTCAAGTACTCCAGCGACTGGTGCTCAATGTTGCCGAATGTCGCCCGCGACAGATCACGCAGAAGGTGCGGGGGAAGATTGAACCAGCGGGCCACCTCGGTCAGTTGAAACTGCCGCTGCTCGATGAGTTGCGTATCGGTCGCACTCATCTGGATAGCCTGGAACTCCATGCCTTCCTGGAGAACAGCGATTCGCCCGGCGTTGTTCGCTCCCCTGTGCAGGGCCTCCCACTCGCTCCGCATGTTCGCCCGAGCAGCATCGGTGAGCTTGTTCGGGTGTCGCAGAATCCCGCCAGGTTGTGCGCCATTGGCGAACGAACTCGCCGAGTACTTCTCGATGCCGAGCGTAAGCCCAATCGAGTCCTTCGCCCGATGCACCAGCCCACGACCCACCACCCCGTCTCCAGCCATCAGCGGGACATGATAGATGTTGGCCGCTGGCAACTCCGCCTCAATCTGCCCCGTCTCATTGCGGACGCGGTACATCAGCCCGCCGCCGTTGCGGTGGATCTCGACTCGCCCGGGATGGATCGGCCACAACGACACGGGCCGACCTGCACCGTCTCGCTCGATCTCCGCGATCATGTTCCCATGCAGGTAGTACGATGTGAGCATCGCCACCCGCCAGCTAAACGCCGTCATCTCGGGATTGGGTTCACGGTCGAGCAGGTACGCCAGCGGATGGTCGTAGAGCTCGACATCAGATTCCCCCTGCCGCTCATAGACTTCCCACTGAATCTGGCCGATGGTCTCGGCGATGATCCGGATGGCAGCGAACACCGCAGACGAGGTCAGCACCGTCAACTCGTTGACCGGTACCCCGGCAGCAGATCGGGAGAGCAGTGCGTCGGCCACCTGCTGCGGCATCGCCCGCGAAGACGGCGCGATCCACTGGGCGAGACTCCGACGAACACTGGTAATCACGCTCATAGCAACAGGCTCCCCGAAGTCTCGTAAACCGACCCGCCCTGCATCTCCGCCATCGCCAGCCCCAGCGACATGATGGCCGTTACCACTCCGTCGATCTTGTCCGCCGACCGATGTTTACTCGGCCTGATGTTGTCGTTGTTGTCTCGAAACGCAGCGACGTTGCCCACCATCCACCGCAGCACCGGGTCGCCATCGTGCTTGATTGTCGCATTCCCGACCCGTCGCTCGAACTCCTTCGATGGTGCCGCGAACGAGCCGATATTCTGGCGGAATTCTCGCAGTTTGTCTTCGGGAAAGCCAGACTGAACCAGCATCTGTGCCATCGCCCGGGCCGGTCCCCACGGGTCGTATGCGAGCACCTGCAACTCGAAACGCTCCATCAGTTCGATGATGTCATCGACGATTACGCGGTAATCGGTTACGTCGCCCTCGGTCTGTCGTATCAAGCCCTGCTTGCCCCAGTTCTCGACGGTCACACGATCAGCACGGGCCTTGATGTCTCGGGGTGTCTGCGGCATCCAGTAGCGATTGAAGACGTGGTAGTCCTGCTCCCGCCGGAACAGCAGCGAGAGGGAGTTGATATCGCGGGTCGATGCAAGATCGAGAGACGCCCAACACGGTTCGCCCGCGAACTCATCGAGTGTCACATCGGATTGGCACTTGTCCCACGCGTCAAGCTGAATCCAGCGGATGGCCTGCTGGGTCCACTGGTTGAGGTAGAGGTTGCGGAACACGTTTTCATGGGCGGGATTGTGTTGTGCCGCTGTGCATTCCTCGCGGAGGAACTCCAGACTCACCGACACCCCGAGATTGGGGTTCGCTTTCTTCCACACCGCCTCGCTCTTCCAGTCGTCTTTTTCATCGGCTCCGAAGATGACGGCGTAGAACGTCGGGTCCGCTTCAGGATTCGCGATTGCTGCCTTCGCCCGCTGGTGCATCTCCCAGCAGATGGACGACCTGTCATGCCCCGCCGTCGTGATGGCCACCACGAGGGGTTGCCGTCGAGCACCGCGACCGGACAACATCGCATCCCAGAGCAGGCGAGTGGGCTGCACATGCAACTCGTCGAAGATGATGCCGTGGGGCGAGAGCCCGTGGCCCTTGTAGTCGTCCGCTGAGCACGCCTCGTACCACCCGCCGTTCGCCCGGGCTCTGATCTGGTACTGCCGAAGTTCGGCCTTGTCCTTGAGTGGCTGGCTTCCACGCTCGACCATCGCCCGCGCCGCGTTAAAGACGATGCGTGCCTGGTCACGGTCGCCCGCACATGAATAGACCTGCGGTCGCTGCTCCTTGTCACAGAGCAACAGGTAGAGAGCGATCCCCGCCGCGAAACTTGACTTGCCGTTCTTGCGAGGCACCTCGATGTACGCGATTCGATATCGACGCGTGCCATCGTCACGCAGCCAACCGAAGATGTCTCGCACAATCTTCCGCTGCCACTCTTCGAGGGCAAACGGCTTCCCCGCCTTCTCGCCCTCGACGAAGGTGAGCAACTGAGTGAAGAATCGTTCCGCTCTCGCCGCGGTATCGTCGCAGAATCGGTACGCCATCAGTCGAGCAGGTCGGCCCCTGGGTGTGAGATGGTCACGTTGACGGTCTTAGACTCTGACGCTGCGTTCTGTCCGTTCATGCTTACGAGCACCTTCGCTGCGTTGATGCGTGCCCGGTCATCGTGCTCCACAGACAATGCGATCATCGCCATTGCACCTGGGAGTTGCGCGAGCACATGCTCGGGGATGTCCCACCTGTTGCGGATGGCCTGCTGGATGAGTCGCAAATCGCTCGATGTCGTCCTGTCACTTATGGCAGTTGCCCCGATTTTGGGCACCGCTGCCAGTTCATTGTCACCTGCCATTGTGGCTCCCCTTCCAACCGGCCCAACCGGCCCAGACTGCCAAATCCCCCCAATCCCCCCTCCGAGGGGAGTTTTGGGTGTCGAAAATATGTAGCCGATGCCGATCGTGGTTCTGCCCGTTCCCGCGTAGGTCTTGAAACCCCCCCTTGGCTGCCAAAATGACACGTTCCCGCAAGTTTTTTCGGCTGCCGTCGTGGCAGTCACTCGGTCGCCGACTTGCGGCTGTGGCAACTTTGGCAGAGTGCCTGAAGATTGTGCATCGCGACGAACAACTCCCAGTTGCCTTTGTGCGGCTCGATGTGGTCACAGTTGCCCGATGCTCCAGTGGGTTTGCCGCATGCTCGACACGTCCACGCGTCACGTTCCATCACCTGTTGCCGAAGCTTGCGCCATAGTGGGAGATGATACCAGCGCGAGTACTCGTGCCTCTTGATCTGCGGAAGCCGCTTGCGGTGTGGTGCGGGTAGCTTAGGCATTGTCCACCAACAGCCCGAACTCGACTTCGACCATCTCGGACTCTTGGCAGTCCCACGCCTTGTACCACCGAAGACCGGTCGGTTGCCCGTTCTCGATCTGGTAGAGATGACCGCCGAACTCGCAGTAGGCTACGGTCCGAACCAACCCTGTGTG